TTCAACCTTGTATTTACCATTTGTTCTGTCACGTTCTCCCCAATCAAAAGCGGGTTCAGATACCGCCTCCCCGTCATACCAATACGTCTTGCTCGTGGTAAGCATGATGATATTCTCATAGGCATCTGTGGGCCTGTCTGTTACCGATTCCGGCATGGGGTTTGGCTTTGACCACACTATCAATGAGCGCACCCACCAACCATCATCCTGCGCGGCCAATGCCACTCGCGAAGGGATTAGGCAAAGGTCTTTGGGCTTACAGTCTGTCGTGCGGTTGCCTGTCCAGGCAACCGCCATGCTTTTGTTCTTGTTGTCTGCTGAATTGAAACCGTTGCCGCCATATGAATCCCCCACATTCCACCAAACCACGCCATCCTTGCGTAGCACCCTGCGGATAGCCTGCAAGATGGTCACGGTATGCTGGACATAGAGGGCGATGGTGGGTTCTAGGCCGTAGGCACATTTGACGCCGTTATTCCAATCCTGAACCTGCTCACCCTGGTATTTCCTTAAACCCAAATAGGGCGGGGAAGTCACCACGCAGTTGATAGACTCGGCTGGAAGTTGCGCCAGGATGTCAAGCACATGGCCTTGATAGAGTGTTGCCATAGGGTCCTGATAGATAGGGGTTAGCATGGGGGCTGCTCCACGGGCTTCTTTTTAGCGGTTAGGATTGGATGCTGTTTCAGCATTTCAGGCGTGAAGTAAAACATATTATTTTCTGTCTGAATGAGTATCTTGGTGGTTTCTAGACGCGTCAAAGCATGAAAGAACACGCCATAATTCAAGATGGTGGTGAAGTATTCACGGATGGATAGGCCAGCTTCTTTCGCGCTATTCCTGAATATGGCATAGACTTCGATGGGGAAGGCCAGATGCGCTGTTTCGTGCGTGTGTTTCACCTCTCCACCTCTTTCAGCTTCTCCAATGCCAGGAATAGGGCAAGGGCGGGAGTGTCGCCATCAACATCCTGATAGTCATCATAATTGTCCACATGGCAGGTCGTGTAGTCTCGATGGAACGTGAACTCAATCTCTCTTATTTTCTTAGTTGGCACAGCGTAGCGGAACAAGTTATCGAGGGTGAGAGGGGGACTAACCGTGATACAGGCTTTCCCATCACACCTGTAACACAACTGCCCACTTTTCCTGTAACCGCCTTCACAGTCGCAATTTACTTCTATGAACGGATTGTCACACCCCTTCCAAAAGGCTTCTAATCTCTCTTGGCTGATAGGCTCCATTAAATCACCCCCTGTTTCTTTAGTGCCCTGTAGGTCTTGTCTAAATCCTTAACCCAATCCTTGTGCGGGTTCTTACAATGCCCGTTGGCTATGTGGGCGAAGGTGTAAATGCTATCCAATTCTGCCCGGCCACTGGCCAGACAGATTCCTTCGATGGCGAGTAGGGCTTTATCCTTGAGGCTGATGTCGGTCATTTCTGTGCCTCTTTCAGCAGGGGTTTTAGAGGGCATTTATCGCAACTCGCCACGAACCGTTCACCCTCTCCGCAATCCGCGCAAATCGCTTCGCCCAATACCCTCACCGCCTTTGCTATGGCGGCGCGTTCGCGATGTAAGCATCCGCGACAAATAGTATCGTTAGGGTCGCACTTACCGTCATACCCGCCAATAGTTCGGCAACTCTCAAGGTTTTGCCGTTCCTCATCTGTGAGCATGAAGGGCTTTAGTGGGTCGTTATTTGTTGTCATGGGTGGCCTCCTGTTTCTCCGTCTTCGCCTGTTCAATCGCCGCATCGATTGCGTCTGTGTTGAATCCGTTGGGATAAACTATGAGCACCGTGCCGTCAGGATTCTTGATTAGCATCGGCTTGTCACCCTCCGTCAACTCCCTCGCCATCACTCTGCGCTCATCGGCTCTAGCCTGTGCTGTCAACCGCCTCATTAACCCAACAGCTATCGTGCCATCCTGTATCGCTTGGATGGTTTTCTCTCTCTCATCGGCGCGGATGGCGGCTTCAATCTGCGCTCTTGTTGCCCTGTCTGATTGCCATATATCGTGCATTATTTCCCTCTCTCTTCCGGGTCTTGTCTCCATGATACACCGGCCATCACACAAACTCTCCCGCACTCCCGATCCGTCAAGCGGTCAAGTATCCTGGGCGGGATTTCCTCTGCCGGCATATTGGTCGTGATTATCATGGCTTGTTTCGGTCTCTCCCATGCCATATCTACGAGCTGGTTAATCCGTTCGTGGGACCATTCGGTTCTGAAATGCGCGGCCATTAAATCATCCAGCACGATAAGATGTTGATAACCAATGTCCATCATCCGGTTTGCCAAATCCTCAAACGGGGCGGCGCGTATCTGGTCAAGATAATCGCTGGTCCTGAACCAGGCCACACGCTTACCCTGCTGGTGAAGGATGTTCGCCACTCCTGCGGCCAGATGCGTCTTTCCGACTCCCGGCGTTCCCGCCAAAGTCAATAACCTCGGCTTCAAGACTAAGAGTCCTCTGGTCGCTTCCTGCGCCATTACCAGGCTTTGATTGTCCCGCGTCTGAAAGTCCCCTAGCTTGCGGTTGGGTATATTTGTTCCAGCCAGATAGGTCTGCCATAGTTGTCGCGCAATCGACTTTCCCTCCACGGTTGTCATAATTTCCCTCCATTACCTTCGCCCAATTTGTCGGGTTCATTAACCAATCGAAGGTTGCGAAATATGGCTTGGTTCCCTTCCCGGTCAAAAAATCGCTTGCTACAACCTTTTCAAAAAGTTCCTTGAAGGTCGCAATATTCGGATGGGTGCGCCAGCGAGCGCGAATCCATGTTCGGCGTGAATCGTGAAGTTCTTTTGCTTTTCGCAAACCTGCCGGTCCGCAAATCTCGTTAAAGATAGCCATTATTTCCCGGTAGGGCGTAACATCAGCTTCCTTGCCGTTGTTTTCAAAAGAGGGTAGGGAGATAGTCTCTCTTTCTTTTGTTATAGTTTCTTTTTTCTTTTGTGTGACGATAGGGCTGCTAACTTTTGTTAGCTGTTTAGCTAACTTGGTTGACAGGATTGCTAACTTTTCATCTGCTTGTTTGTTAGCAGTATTGCTAACATTTGTTGCCAATCCTGCTAACTTTTGGTTATCTGAATTGCTAACTTTTATTAGCTGTTTAGCTAACTTTCCCCATAATTCCCAATCCTTTTGAAAGCCGATTATCTTACCGTTTCGGGCTACCATGTTTAGCAATTCCAGGTGCTTTAGGGCGCGGGATACAACCGTTTTACCTAGTCCGGTGGCCTCGGTTATTTGCTTGTTAGAGATATAGTCGGCTTTCTTTTGGTAGCCGTAGGTTTTACGGATGATACACAAGACAACCTGCCATTGGTTTGCTGTTAGATGGGCGAATAAGATGTGATCCAATATCTCGTTCGCAATCCGGGTATGGCCTTGCTCGACCTGTGGATTAGCCATTACCCTTATTCTCCGCTTCGACCTCTTTTCTAGTTCTTTGGAGTATATCGCTGGATAGAGTTATAACCTCTTCGTAATGTGGTCCGCTTAAAGCATCATAAAGGCATAGCAGTTGACTGTATAAAAGACGTTCCCTAATAACCTCAAGTAAATCAAGTTCCATGCCCTCTTTGATGCCGCGTTCCTCGCAATCGTGGCAAAACTCACAAAGGGTCACAAGCGATTCGGATGGATAATCCCACGGTTTCACGCCGGGCCTGTAATATTTATGGTGTACTGAAAGTGTCTTTTCAGTCTCACCGCAAACAACACACTTCCACCCGTCCCTCTCCATGATTTTAAGCCGTGTTTTCTGCCAGCGCGGGTCTTTAAGCAGATCGGAATAATTACCCATTCATCCCCTCTTTGGCTTGTTGGTAGTCTTTCCGCAGGTCCAGCAAGTGTAGCGTTGGGATTTAACCAGTTTGCCCGCCTTGAACCATTTGATGAACCCTGATTTTCTTACTTGTGCTTGTCAATCCCCCTGCTCCTTTTGCCGGGACGGGACGTGCTGTATCACTCCTTGTGTTGTGATGCCGTCAATTCCCGCTGACGGCGTGTCTGTTACGCTTCGTTGCCCGTCCCGGCCTATCTATTCCGGCTTCCGCCGGTTTGCCCACGTTGCCGGGAGCGATGACCAGTCGCCCCCGGCAAAACAGGAGGGCTATCCGGTGCTAGGGCCGGATAGCTTTAGGATTTCTTGGCGGTCGTTTCTGCCCATCTGCGGTTAAGGTTCTTGCGCACGGTCTGCGCCAGCGGCAAAGTCAAGCCATCCGGCACAATGTCGGGGTTCCAGTTTTTGACCTCGATCGCATACTGGCTCAAGAAGTCATTGATGGCTTTCTCGGCCTTCATCTTGACGGTGTAATCCGCAATAAACCGCCACAAATCGGGCAATGTTTCGGCCTTGTCCGTGGTCTTGGGCGGGTCAACCTTCTTGATGGCTTCTGGCGGGGCTTCCTTGACCGGCTCCGGCTTGATTTCGCCGGTCTTGGTATCGACTTCGCGGACGGGTTCCCCCTCGATAACCTGGGCGGCTACCGGGGGCGCGTCCTCATTGCCGATGTCCTCGGCCATCGCCGGGAGGTCGAAGTGGAAGGCCTTGCGTAATGCCTGACGATCGGCGCGTTTCTCGGCCATGCGCTGCGGGTTGGCCACGGTAGGCAGGAATTGATTGCCCTTGGTTTCGCGCTCATAGACGCGTCCCCAGCCGACAAAGGGGCGGGAACATCCCTTAACGAAAACCTCTGACCTGAAGAAGAAGTCACCGTCCGGTATCTGCCAATCGGTGCGCTCGGTCTTGGTGGCGGGGCGGGTTTCCACTCCGTCGAGTTGGCCGGTTTCCTGCGCCTTGCGGTAGTGCGCGTCAACCGTGGTGTATGGTCTGCCCTGGTAAAGCATCAGTTCGCCCATCAGCGGGTCAAGTCCGTAGCTGATAGCGATAGTCGCCATCATCTGTTTCTGTGGCAGGGTCAATTCCTGTGGGAATTTGGCCTGATTGATACGAGCAAGCATCTGGTTGGCATCCATCTTTGTCAATGCCGTAGTCTCCATGATTTTCCCTCCTATCCTCTTTTCGAGGTTGTTTATTACCATAATTGGTAGATGCTCCCCGGCCTGATACCGTTCAAGGTTACTCTTTACCTTAGTCAAGTTTGCGTCCTCTTTCAAAGGACCGCACTTGTCGCAACGTAGAAAGAATACGTTTGCTTTAGTAGCGGGGGCAAACCTGAAACAGGCTCTTAACTGCCCGCCACACGCGCATTTATATCCCCGCGCTAGACGTTTAACCTCGGCTTCGGTCACTTGATTATGAACCTGTAAGTCTCGGCAAACTCTCCGCATTTATCGGCGGTGGCCTGACTAATGAAACCGCCTTTAACCAATCCGGCCATCTTGGTCTTGTTGACGGTGCTTTCAATGACCATCCGGCTCATATCCTCACCTAGAACATCGCCGGTCTTGCCGGGGTCGTAGTTGATGGTTTTAACGCGCTGTTTCAGGGCATATTCCCCGGCTTCGGGGTCTTGATAACTGCCGGACCGCTCGATCAATGCCTTGATGTCGTCTATCTGCGTTTCTATGGCCGCGTCGATGGCGTCAACCTGGGCCTGTATAGGCTCAAGGATTTTCACACGCTCGGACTGTAATGCATGAAGCTGGTGGAGCAAATGTTTCACGCAATCGGGATTGGAAAGATCCGCGCTGTCCGTGTAGTCGTTAGGTGCTTTGCTGGTCGCTGGCATTTGGTTCCCTCCTGTAATTCATACTGGCCTTAACTTCGGCCTGATACTCGTTTACGGCATCACGCTTTTCCTCGGCCTTAATCTCGGCCTGTTCCTCCGGGGTGATGATGGGCGTTGGGTCTGCGTCCGGCTTTACCACGCGCCTGATGACGCCGGTTACAACCTGGTGGCTGACCTGCCATTTAGTAGAGATTTCCGAAACGGGATGCGCCTCGCGCCATTCTTTCAGCATCGCCCGTTCCCGGTCCAGTTCCAGCACTCCCGCCCATTGGATTACTTCGTGGTATAGGTGGGGCTTGTTCTCGTCCGGGGTCGGGCGGATTATGAGCTGGCAAAGGGCTTCCATCCTGGCCTGATGGCTTCCGGTGATTAGTCCCAGAATGAGCATCCGTAGCTTTCTCAACTTTCCCTCCTGCTTTCATTCGTGCGCCGCATTTAGGGCATTTGGTCTTGTGCGCGGTCCAGCCGCATTTACAGATGCGCCTCTCCATACCTCCCTAGTTTATTCCTATTCACGGTCAATACAAGGGGTAAATATGTGTTTTTTGTGTGGAATTGGTTACTTTATTTTTGACACCGGCGTATTGCCGCCATGTTGGGCTATGAGTCCGGCGAGTACGCCGACAATGTAGGATGGCTTTCCGTGGATGCGTAAAACCAGTTTCATTTCATTCTCCTGATTTTCGCCATGTTCTCGATATGCGTGAATATCAACCAGAGGACAAAAAACGCAACGAGTAGCACGGCGAAACTGCCTAGAATGACTGAGATTATAAAGGCGGGTTCATTCATCTGCTATCCTCCTATACTTTAATACTTCCGTCCTTAACGCCTTGACACCTAGACAACGTTGCGGGGCTGGCGTCCTATATGACGGTCAATTACTTGGCGCAATTCGTCCGGGTCCATGCTTATCGGTGTCTTGACATAATCAGCACACGCTTTAGCGACAACCTCGGCGATTTTGACACCTTCTAAGGCTGCGCGGGCTTTAATGGCCCGCTTGATTTCGGGTGGTAGCAAGCTCTCCAAATGACGGTCTGCCGGCATAGGGGTGTCCCTCCTTTCTCATTCGTTCCAGCATGGGTGCGGTCAATCCCTCTAATGCGGCGTCCGTGGGCGTGGTTTCGCGTAATTGGGGGCGGACACCTTCAATCAGGGGTTGTTGTTGCCCTATGTCCCGGCCAGTCCTTGCCTTAAGTGTTCCGGCCTCAATTTCCTGGCGTTGAATGGCGTCAAGGTCAAATAGGGTCGCGGCCATTTAATCATCCTCCTCCGTGGGGTTCGTTAAATACTCGATAGCGCGTTGGGTGCTTTCGTCTTGGTCAATGATGCGCTTGGCTATCTCATGCGCTTCGAGTGTTAAGACGGTTACTTTAATGGCTTCGGGTAGTGCTTCGGTCCAACGTAAATGCGGATCGGCGTCTGCTAATTCAGCGGCAAAAGCGGGAATAAAGGCGGCGGCGTCTTCCTTTGAATACCCGCGTAAAGTGGCTTCCTTGCATAACTCAATAGTTCCGATATGGCATAATTCACGGCTGAACATGGCTATCCCTCCATCATCCGCGCCTGGACGCGCTCGTGAACATTCCGGATTATGGCGTTGTATATACGGGCCTCGTGGCCGCGCTCATGTAAACGGATGTAACAGGCTTCCGCGTGGTCGGCCTGAAGGTCGAATGATTTATTAAGGCCGCGTCCGTCAACCTGGTTCCGCGAAAGCTCTAGGCGTGTATTGTCATTCTCGCCTTGTATTAGGCTTTTAAGGTTGGATAACACGGCGTCGATAAACTCCGGCGATCCGTCTATCCTGATACCACAAGCTCCGTATCTGCTACCTTTGGCCTTATAGGGTATGCTTTCCATATGCGGGTATGGGTCTTGATTCGGGGTTAGGCCGCGCCAATGGTCAAGGGTTTCGGCTTTGGTGGTCATGCTAAAATCCTGCCTTGTCTGCGATGTCAACCAGAATCCCGGCTACGTGTTGGATTGACGTTGGTTGGCCTTCGCCTTCGAGATAAACGATACCAACAACGATCCGGGCGGCAGGAAAGCCTATCTTATGAAGGATATTAGATACTATGATTTCGTCGCGTTCGGTGTTGGTGTCCTGGGAGGCTAACTTCTCAAGGTATTGTTTTACGGTTGGGGCGGTCTGCGTGGTCATGTTTTTATCCCTCCTGTTTCGTTTTCTTACTGCTTAAACTCTGGATGATAGCGGGTGGCAATCTGGCGGGCTCGCTCTAGGTTTTCCTGAAAGCGATAAGCGGCGGGGCTATTCTTGATTTCATCAGCGAAGATGATATACGGGATGCACCAATCGCAATCCTCCTCCCACCATTGGCGGTCACCGGTCCACGGTTTCACATTGGCGGGGATTTTGGCGGCGCGTTCTTTGGTTAGGTATATTCCGCCGTGTGATGCGGTGCTAACTGATATGATTCCGGGCGCGTATGTGTCCATTTGTTGTGATGGTCCCCATGGTGTAAGCATCTTATATCCTCCTGTTTTTCGTTTTCTTTAGGCGCAATATTCAAGCTCTGCGGCTCTGGCTTCGCGTTCTGTGCGTCCGCTATAACGGATATTCCAGGCTCCAATGGTCAATCCGTCCTGTGCGCGTGGCTCAACAAAAAATGATTCGATATGCTGGTTTAATTTGCGCTCAATGTTGGCTATGCGCGACCGGACGCATTTAATCAAGTTCTGGCGTGATGGTGATCCGCCAGCATAGCAAACTAAAAACCGGCTGGTTTTATCTGTTAAGATGATTTCATAATGAGTTGACATTATCCGCGCTCCTGTTCGGTTTCCTTGTCAACGTCCTCGATGTAATGCTCGGCGATTTCATACCAGTTGATTTCGGACATGGCAGCGGTCAACATATCGGAATAAAAACCGGCGGGAAGTTCGGGCGCGTTCTCCTCGAAGTCGTCCTTCAGGCGGTCTTCAAGGTCAAAGGCGGCGCGTTCTTCGCGTGTAAAGGTTCCATCTGCTTCGGCCTGGTTGTATGCTTCCTGGGCGATCTCGTTATAATAACTGTCCGATTCTCCCATCCAAAGGGCGGTGTCCCATGTCTCGTAATTGGTCCATCCGTTATACTTCTCTGCGGTCATTGGTCTTTCCTCTGTTCTTTCTGCGGCTCATTGGCCGCTTGCTTTGATGCCATCATTCTCCCATAAGTGGGGTATCATGGATACCGTGTAACGGTCTATTTTTTCTTGACGTTCAGCGTATTGACAAGTCAGTTAATGCGTAGGCTTCTAAGCAATTCTCGCAATTTGTCAAGACACAAATGGTCTATTGACAACTTCCGAAAATACTTAGTCAAATTAAGCATAGGAAAGCGTTTGCCTACTTACGAATAAGACGGTAAATGATTACCTAGCAACAATAATGAGCATTTGCCCACAAATAAGGGAAAAGGAAAGGGGACTATAGGGGATAGAATAAGAGAACGTAACCTGTATATTAGTTACGTATTACGTAATCCGTCCTGATATATCAAGTTACCAGTTTTAAAGTTACGTCTTTAAGTTTTAGTTACGTAATTAAGGGGTTTCGACTTTTTCGTTTTTCCGTTTTCTCTTTTCAGGTTCGCTCCCTTTCCGCCCTGGCCGTCTTTCTCTTTTTCGCTTCTCTTTCCGTCTTGCTTTTGGTTGTCATAATATGGCAGGGGTTGACAAATTGGCGGGGACGGTTTAACTTTAGGCTATGGACGAGACTGTAAAGCCTGTAATTCAAGCCAAAAGCAAGCACGTTTTACCGGCTGACTGTCTAAAAGCACAATGGAAACCTGGTCAATCGGGCAATCCTGCGGGCCGTCCTCGTAAAGCTGAGACACTCATGTCTTGCATTAAGGCAAAGCTAGAAGAGATTGACCCAAAAACAGGATTGACCGGCCAGCAAACAATAGCGGCCATGCTTTATCAGAAGTTCCTAGACGGCGATATGAAAGCTGGCCAACTCATGCTCGATTACGGGATTGGAAAGCCGGCGCAAACTGTATCCCTCGAAACCAAAGGGGATGCGGCGATTGATTTCCGGGTCGGCAAGGGTGCGATTGAACCTCCGGCTGGGGAAACTGCGGGGGAAAGTTCAGGACCGGCGGCTGAAGCATCAGGCGGCGACAAATGCCAGCCAGCATAAGCATAACCTTCGAGCCGACATCCAAAGCGCAATTAGATTTCCTTGAATCTCAATCGGCCAGGTGCTTATATTCCGGGGCGTTCGGAGCTGGCAAAACGATTGCTCTATGTGCTAAAGGGCTGAAACTCTCGATTGATTATCCCGGCAACTTCGGGTTCATCGCTCGTAAAACGCGGGCAAGTCTCGGGCAAACCACGCTCAAAACGTTTCTTGAACTGGTCTGTCCGCCTCAACTAATCGCGGACCATAACAAAACGGATGGACTGGTTAGGCTAACTAACGGCTCGGAGATTCTGTTCGGTGGGTTGGATGATTATCTCAAGCTCGGCTCTCTTAACCTGGGATGGGCGGGCATAGACGAGGCGATTGAAACCGTCGAGGATGATTGGCGAATGTTGGAGGGACGGCTTCGGAAACCTGATGTGCCTCATGTAATCTTCGCGGCCACCAATCCCGGCCCGCCGACACATTATCTCTATCGGATGTTCTACCAGGACAAGCGGGGGGCGGTCTTTCAGGCTTCATCGTTTGACAATAAAGCTCTCCCGGCTGATTACCTGGCGCGCCTGAGCGAGTTTGACGGGACGTATTATCAGCGTTATGTGATGGGTCAATGGGTTGGGTTGGAGGGGTTGGTGTATTCGGGATTCCAAGAGGCGTGCATTATTCCACGGTTTGAGATTCCTAAGAACTGGCTCGTTTATTCAGGGCATGACTTTGGGCAAGCTAACCCGGCGGCGATGTTTTATGCTGAGAATCCGGGGAGCGGTGAATTGTTCGCGTTTGCGGAATATCTGCCGGGGGCTACGGGGCGTAGCATTTACGATCACGTTCAGGAATTCAAGCGGATCACGGACGGCTACAACGTAATCAAGCGGGCGGGTGGGAACCATACCACGGAAGGGGAGACCAGGCAGGGATACACGGCGCAAGGGTGGCCTATCCTTGAACCACGATACGCACAAACGCCACGATACCAGATACAGAAGGTGCAAGGGCTTCACCGGCTGAACAAGATATTCGTGTTCTCGGACATGGTAGAATACAAGCGGGAGAAGTTTAGCTTCGCCTATGAAAAGAAAGATGGCGTCTTGACTGAGAATATCGCGCATGAGGAGCGGTTTCATCTGATGTCTGCGGAGCGGGGGATACTGTCGGACTTCTCACCGGAGACGGTGACGCATGGAGTGGCGCAAACAAAGCGGTCAAGCTTCCGGTTTAACTAGGGAGGGCGTTATGGACTGGTTAGCGACGATTAAGCAAAGGGAAGAGGAGGAGGCGGCGTTATATGGCCGTATGGACACGGACGCTAACCTGCTCTACCTCAATAAATACACGCTCACCGATACGAAGGGGCGGGCGGTGCCGGATATAGTCAACGTCACGCTAAATAAACCAGCGGTGTTTTCGGCTAATGTGTTTTCCGCCCTGGGCGGGGTCAAGCAGCAGGTGGAGGTAATGACTGAGAACAAGGGGATTGACACTTCGTATATCGAGGAGTGGCAGAAGGCGGTATTTAAGGCGGCGAATTGGCGGTTGGTACGTAGGCAGATGCCAACGTTGGATATGTTTGCGGATGGGCAATTCTGCTTCAGGGGGCGGCATGGTAGGCGGGTACTATGCAGGGAGGTCGATGGGGAGTTCATACCGGACATTACGCCTTGGGATGGGAAGTTCCTGCGGTATAGGATGGGGGAGAACAGGTTGATGTGGTCGGCGTATAAGACGAAGCGACAGAAGGAATTGGTGGAGGCGGAGTATCCGGGGGTAGTGTGCAAGGGGAAAGAGGCGGAGGTCATAGACTTGTGGACGCCGGAATTCAACTGCGTGTATGTTGATTCAAAGGCGATCTTTGAGCAATATAATCCGTATGGGGAAGTGCCGGTGGTAATAGAGACGGTCACATTGGGGTATGGGAATATCCTGATTGGGGATAATTCGATCGAGCATACGGGGGAGAGTATATTCTTCCTCATACGTGACATAGTACCGCAGATTAATATGCTAGTTAGTATCCTTCAGACGTTGAACCTGAAACTGGTCAAGCCGCCTCAACAGTTTGCCAGCAAGGAAGGCAAGGACGCTACGCCGCCGGAATACGAGGATGCTACTGGGATGGGTAGCATAACGAGCGTTGACATAGGCGGGGGCGTCGTGCCGGTGTCTTATGGGGATGCCCGTAATGCCGCGCAGATGGCTTATAACATGATGGAGAAGGCCATACAGGAAGGCGGCTATACCGATATTGACATCGGCAACGTCACACAGCCGTTTAGCGCGGTGGCGTTGATTACCATCGGGGAAACGAAGGACCAGATATATATGCCTCGGTTGGCGGCTAAAGAGTCGTTGAATGTCCAGACGGCACAGATGTTTACTCGACAGGCGTTGCAGATTGGAGGGTCGCTCAAGGTTGGAGTGCCGGGACACCAGGATTCGTTCAATACCACGTTGATTGATGGGGATTACACGACTGATTACAAGTATTTCGTCAAGAGTCCAAAGACGGATATAGCACGGATGAGTGTTGCTAATGCGGCGTCCAAGTGGTATCCGCGCAAGTATGTGTTGGGGGAAGTGTTGCAAGTTGAGGATGTCAACGAGGTTGAACGGGAATGGCAGATACAGGAAGCGGAACTGATAAGCCCGAACGTAAAGAAGCATCGGGTGATTATGGCGTTGCTGGAAGAGGCGGAGAAGGGCGACGATAACGCGGCCAGAGAAGCGCAGATAATGGCGATGGAGTTGGGGGTGAGCCTGGAACTCTTAAAGAAGGGCATCTTCACGCCGCAGGGACAGCAACCAATGACGCCGCCGAATGTGACAGGGGAAAGTATGCCTCCGCTATTGGGGAAGGGCGGGCAGACAGGCGGGATTCCGGCAGGGGTGGTAGAATCGGGGGTAGAGAATACCCTGATGCCGGAGGGATAGATGACGGAAAAGAAGGTTCCGTTTAGCCGGGACGATTACTATCGTGATTTAGATGTGCGCCTTAAACCGAAGCCGAAGCCTGATCCGCGGACAGTTCTTGACAAGGTACTCGCTCGTAAATCTGGTATGCGCTGATGGCAGGTATACGATTACCTGACTTTGGTGACGATCCGGAAGAAGTTAACCGCAAATTAGCCAAGTATGGTTATCTTGAACCTAAACCGGGACAAACCACTACTATTCCGGATATCAAACCTGGTGTTTATGAATCTGGATATGCTAAAGAGTTCGGGTTTAACCTTGACGAAGGATGGTCATTAAAAGTTAATCCTGATAGTACTTTTTCGTACCTTTCTCCTGATAAGTGGGAGATAACCGGCAAGGGTGAGTATATCAATCCAGAAGGCAAGCGGTTTACTCGTGACGATCTTCAGGATATGATCAAAATGGAATCAGAAGCATCGTCACCAATGGAAGACGCTCAACGCGAGCGGTTGCTGTCTGAATATTCCGATTATAAAGAAAATGAGAGACTATTACAGACGGTATTCCCTAAACAGGATATAGATACTATCCTGTCATTGGCGGAAGAGAAACCGGAAGAGTTTGCTTTAAAGATCGCTCAAGCAGGACGCAATGAGAATACCGAGGGATTACTCAAGCGATTGTTCCCCGATATTGCGCCTGACGAGGTAGCCGAGTTCTTTAATATCAACACACCTCCTGAAGAGAACTATGGTGGAATGACCATATCTACCGGCGACAAATATGTGAATGATGCGTTACGGATGGCGGAAGCGGCCACGAAGCGCATTCAGGATTCGCCGTGGTATATCAAGGCGGCACAGGCTAACGTCTTTTCCAATTTCATCATTCCAGAAACACGGGAAGCTACCCTGGCTTCGGTCGGGTCGGCGTTTTCGTTCCTTGACAAGTTCGTAGGTAGGCCGTGGGAAGCATATTTGTTACAGCAAGCCTTGACCGCAAACGAAAGCGGCATTGTTCCGGGTGACGAAGGTGCGTTTTCTGAAACTACCAAGTTACCAGTTAATCCTAAGCTATCTGCCTTAAAGCAACGTTTTGATGCGGCGTTCGGTAAGTATGGTGCGGGTGCGCTCGTTTCTGAAGAAATGGCCGATATTTGGAGTGAGTATAAAGGCATTTCCCCTGAAATTGAGTTCGCGGCGGGTCTTGCTGAAGCGGTCAATCCTATCTATATGGTTCCTGTTGGTGGTACGTTCGGGATTGCGGCTAAGTTTACCAGTAAGGTTCCGGTCATTGGCCGTGCGATGAGGGCGATGGCTACCGGTGTCCAGGCTATCGAAGCAGGATTGGCCGCGCCTTTGACGGTAGGTGCTGAACTTACCATCAAAGGTTCAATGAAGGCACTCACCAAGATTGGCAATGAAATAGGCGAAGCGGCGGCTAAACGGCTTATGAAAGCCTCGCATGTGACGGAAACACTTATGACTTTGCCATCTTCCGAGGAAATCTTGAAAGCGGCATTGGCAAGTAACTGGCAAAGAAGTGTCATTCAGACCGTGGCAAAGTTTAAACCTATTGGTTATGGGATTGAGAAGGGATTGGGTTACCGCGTATTAGTCAAGGCCGAATCAGATGCGGTCAAAGATGTGGTTGGACGGGCGGCAGTAGTACGGGCTGAAGTCCTGCGGCGTGGTCCTAATGCGGCCAAACTAAAATACATGGAACTGGCTAGTATTCATTCACAGCCGGTCAAATTGTTCGGTTTTGACAAAAACGGATTCTCTCAAAAGATGGCGGCGAAGGCGTTACCGGCGTGGAAGGGTGTCGAAGAGGTAGGAACCCTTGAACACGTATTCACTCATCCGGAAGCGTATGTTTGGGAGGGGTTTGATAAAGGAGTTGAATACGTGGCGCGTGTCCACGAAATCAATACTGAAGTGTTCAATATGCTGGCGACGGAAGGCGTCGATCCTAAAAATGTCCTTGACGATTGGTATATGCACCGTGTCGTAAAGGGTAAGGTTAAGGAAGGCAAGGAAATCCCCGCTCAAAAGGCTTCTACGGGTGGCGGGCGTCCTCCGGCTATTGGTAAGAAGCAATCCTATGAGAAGCAACGCGAATTTAAGACGATGTGGGATGGCGTTAAGAATGGGTTAATCTATGATGTTAATCCAGAAGCGTCCGTGGTGGAATATATCGAAGAGGCCATGCGTAAGGTTGCGGACGACCGCTTTATCAAGTATCTCAATTCCGGACTGAAAGATATTGGCATGGAGGGTATGAGCGCAAGCGAACGGCTTGCGCGATTCCCCGCACTTTTTGAACAGGCCATGAAACGGGTCAATTCCGAGGAGGGGCGCACAATCCTGACGCAAATGCTTATTCCGGTCAAGGATAAGGCCGCTGACAGGGTTAAATACGCTAAGAACCTTATTACCGCCATAGATAGCGCGTTGCGTGATAATACCCTTGCGCCACAGACGCTTGAAAGTCTGGTTAAACAATTCCCTGAAATGGGGCGTGAGTTATCCAGGTTACTGAAACTCCCGACCGAGGCGGAAGGGCGGATTGCCCTCTACATGGAAGAGGTTAGCAAATACACCGAATCCATACGCAAGGAAGTTGAAACGGCACGTAAACTGGCAATGGCTAAAGGGTCGGCGGCGATTGCCGACTTACCAGAAGATGATTTAATTCGGGCGGCGTTTGCCAGGATAGACCAGATAGACCGTAGTGCGTTAAGGAATGGTCTTAGTGGACAGGCCGATGAACTAACCAAACTGATTGATGATCAACGGACATTGGTTGACGATATTGAACGTCGCATACGTGAATCAACTGATGATGCCTATCAAAAGGTTTTGCGTGAAGAGGTAGACGATTTAAATTATCTACTTGATTTAGAAATAGAACGTAAATCTAGGGGAGAGAAATTACTTAGTTTTCTTGATGAAGCTGACAATAATCCACGCCTTATTGAAGAGATTGCTGTTGAGAATCCAGAATTGGCGCAAAAGGGTTCTGAACTATATCAAGCCGAAATTATGGTTGAGGAACTTGAAAAACAAATTAAAGACCATCCTCTTCAAAGGTTCCATCGAAAGACCTTATATTATCGCAACGTAGTTGAAAATGGACAAAAAGTACGTAAAGAGTTTACTAGAGATGCTGGTTCTCTATACGACATTTTAAATAAAACAGACTTGGAATCGGTAACGGTAGATCAGGCGCGTACCATATCAGGTCATAAACTGGCTGGTAAACCATGGCCTAAATCATCCATTAGAAAAGATGGACGTGTAGATATACATGATGCGCTTGACCCTATCTTTGCTGAAATAGGTGCTGGACCTGCATTTACTGGATTGGAAGGTTATAAGAGTAGTCAAGCTGTTATAGATGATGTCATTCGTTTGCGAAGGATGAAAGCGGATTATAATTCTGCATTATCAGATTCATATTCGTTAAAACAAGAATATGATGCTTTAGTGAATACTGGCGATACTAATGGCTTTAATCCCTCTCCACTTACCACGGAAAGCGGCCTGTCAACCGATTTTTGGGGCTATCCCAAGCCGGTATTCTCGCCTAAAGGCACTCCTCCATTGGTCAAACAGAGACAGGAAGGCTTAAAGGCTCTCCGTGAGCAAGCACAGGGCGTTCTCGATAACCGTGTGGCCGAATTAGAGAAAGCAAGAGCGGCGCACAAGCTAGGATTGGAAGCGGTTAGGACGCCGGACATTGGCGAAGGCTACCTGATGCAACCTTTCGCGGCGGGCAAGATATTCGACCGCGAGTTCATTGATGCTTTCAATAAGTATTTCGGGCATGAAGGCGGTTTTCCGGGGCTGAATTGGTTGGCCGATGCTTCCGGTATCCTCCGCATTTTCAAGGCCACTCTTGATATGTCTGCTATGGCAATTCAGGGGCTTCCGGCCTTCGGTCTAGCTCATGCCAACCTGTTCACCAATCCAAAGCAGGGTGCGCGACTTATGGGCGCATGGGCTAAAGCGTTCAGTTACCAAGTTGGCTCGTTCTTTGATACCGATTTGCTGCCCGCCTACATGACCAAGATGGCTAAGACGGCCAATCAGCGCGTGGCGTTTGGTGGCTCTACCCGCGCTGTATATTTCTTTGAAGAATTGACAGCCACTACGGGACGCGACAAGATTGTTCAAGCGGCTGAAAAGATGATGGACAAGATACCGTTAAAGCCGTTTGAACGTGCTGAAGTCTCGTTTATGATGGCCGGCGAGGTGGTCCGTGATGAGTTCTGGAAGATAATGTCGCCCAAATATCTCAAAGAGGGCAAGGGGTTTGAACTGGCGCAATTCCTCGACAAAATGACTGGCGTGATTGACTCAAAGGCAATCGGTGTTCCGATGGGAGTTAGGCAGATCGAGCAATCCTTCGGATGGTTCGCGCCTAACTATACTCGCGCCTGTCTCTCAATGCTCGGTGATATATTCCGGGGTGGCTTAACGGGCGCGGAAGTCCGCAAGGCTTTGGGTGGCATGATTATAGCGGGTGCGGTCTATTACGCCGGGGCGCAATACGCTATTTCTGCGCTTGCCGGTAAAGACGAAAAAGCAATCAACCGTGACCTGAACGAAGGGTTTGGGTTCACTACCGATCCGATTACGGGCGAAGTGACATGGAAACCTGGTGGCGGGTTTATGGCTCTCAAAGTCGCAAATCTTACAGTCGGTGTAGGTGGTTTCTGGTATGGCCTTGTGCGTCTTGCTAATAACATCATGTCCTGCGTGAATGAGGTTGGCGACAAGTCAGTTGTTGACCTTTATTCAATCTTAAAAAATGGGTCACTTAACTATCAGGATAATCCATTTATCTACTGGTGGTATTCTAGGTCATCCCCGGTAACTAGGGTTCTGGCCGAAGTTGCTACTAACCGTCAATGGGATGGTTCGCCAGTATCGGAACATAAAGACTTTTTGAAATATCCGATTGAAACCGCTAAAGAATACGGTATTTACATCGGAAAACTATTTGTTCCTATCTCAATCGATCAGGGCATCGGTTGGATGATTCCAGGTTACGCGTCTGACAATGAGATACCTGAAAACGAAGCGCGGGCTATCCTCCCGATTTCCTCTATCTTTGGCCTTAACGCTTATCCTGCGTCTGCGTGGGCAAAGTTCTATGACAAGGCTAAAGATTCCATTCAGAAGATGCGCCCTGAAGAGATTGATCCTAACCAGCAACAGGCGTTCAAGGATGGCACTTTGGGATGGAAGCAACTTACCGCCTTCCAGAAACAGGAATTGATACGCAAGTATCCCGACCTTGCCGCGGCTTATGAAAAGGCACAGCAGGATTCTACCGTTCGTGGTTCACAGGTTTGGAAGGATTACGAGGACCGTAAGAAGGTAGAGAAAACAATCTATACTGACCGCGTAAACAAGGCGGTCACAGAATTACAGCAAGGCAAGATTACGACTGAAGAGTATCGCAAATTAGTTTCAAAGGCCGGACAGAATTACGGCGCGATGCTGGATGCGATTGAACGTGAACCGCATTATGCCGATATCTATGCTTATTTTGATAAAAAGGCAAAAGAGGGCGACAAATATGGATTCAAGGATGATTTAGCCTTAACTGCTTATGAATCCCAAATCAAGTATGCGGCTGACCTTGAGGATGCGCTAGGTAACTATGATTGGGATGAACGGGACCGGCGCGTTGACGCTTTCATAAAACAATGGGGGCTTGATACCTACGAACGTATCCAAAAGTATTACGCTGATGGGAAGATAGATTCTGGTTGGCCTCTGTTGGACGTTCGCCGCGCTTCCGATATGGAAAAGTTGGGACGCGCATACTGGCGGTTGCCTTATGCGTCAATCTCCGATATTAAGGAAGAGGTTGATGTTCCGGCTGAATACATGGCTGGATGGCGTGAATATAAACTCCTAAAGACCTCCAAAGAACGCGAGGCATGGCTTGAGGCCCATCCGGAATACGCTAAAGACTGGCGGGCTGAATACAGGCAAAAGAATCCCGAAGCTGATGCCACCCTGGCTCTATGGGGTTATGGTGGCAAACTACAGTCCGAGAAGGCTTACGACCTCGTTGTTAAGTGGTCACAGGAACTTGGCATACCATTCGCAAAGGATAACTTCGGTCTGCCGCCAAAATCCCTGCTGACCAATTACTTCGACTATAACAAGATGGTGGCGGCAACGGGTAATTCCAGCGAAAGTAAACTCTACCGCTTGGATAATCCGGCCTGGGACAAATGGGGGCAGGAAAATCTTGGTTGGATGCCGATTGAAAGCAATCCGGAAGTCCTGCGGATCAACGTCAAGTATAAGACTAATGACAAGGAATATGATGCGCTTAAAACCACGGAAGAGCGACAGAAATACTTGTATGCCAATTCGCAATATGCCGACGATAGGCGACGGCGAGAGGCCATAGAAAAAGACTTGACTGGCACGAATATCGAGGCATTTGTGGCCTACAATAAACTGCCCGATACCGGATACGCCAAAGAGCGTTATCTCATGGACAATCTGGCGTTTTTTGAGGCTGGCAAGACGGCCTTTGGATGGAAGGACAAGGATTTCAGCAAAGTTCCATCCGTAGAAGTCGAGGACTTGTATGCTAAATATGAATCTATACGGAATAAAGATGGGAACGCTGATGCTACTGCTAGGATGAAGTTTAGGTTGGAACATCCCGATCTCGATGCCTGGTTGGTCTTAGCTAAAGGTTTTAAACCTGCTGAAGCACCTAAAACTACGAGTAAAACAACTACCACTAAATCTAAAACCACAACTGCGCCCAAAGCTGGCGTAACATTACCTCCGCCTCCTAAAATCTCTGACCTATTCAAGTAACTGTTATTGACTTAACAGCGTCTTGACAAACGGAAAACAGTAGCGCATTATTAAGATAACAATGATAGATGCTCAAGGACTTATTGCTTTTGAGGATGATATTGCCAGGGAGATAGAAGCTGGCAAGATACACGCTCCGGTCCATCTTTCCAAAGGTAACGAGCAAGAGTTAATCTCCATCTTCAAGCATATATACCCTGACGATTGGGTATTCAGCACACACCGTAGCCATTACCACGCCCTGCTCAAAGGCGTCCCCTCGGATTTGGTCAAGTCTGAAATCATGGCCGGTCATTCCATCACGCTTAATTTCAAGGAATACAGCTTCTTTTCATCTGCCATCGTGGGTGGGATATTACCGATTGCTTTAGGCGTGGCGATGGGTGGTCAACGGGCGTGGGCTTTTGTAGGTGACATGGCGGCTGAAACGGGTATATTCCATGAGTGCGTCAAATATGCTCATGCTCATAAACTACCAATCAAGTTCGTGGTAGAAGATAATGGTTTAAGCGTCAATACCCCAACTGATGATATTTGGGGATACTCGTATAAACGTAGATTTCCACATCAAGGTTCAGGAAAGTGGGTGACATTTTGAAAGAACGAATGAATCTTGACAAATGTACTTGTAAAATAGGTATGGATGGTCATAAAACAGGTACTTGTCGCTATTGTCGTGATCGAAAAGACTTAGCCAGATACAATGCCGCGTTTAGTCATGGAATTGGTGTATGCCATACCAATCATACGATGATACTGCGTACACAACATCAGTACGGCGGATATTCTGAATGAACTATGAATCCGAATTAACTGATACTATGTCATGGTTGGGAAAGCAGAAAGACACTCTGTTTCTAGGCCAATCAATCGCATATCCTGGCAACGCCATGTATAAGACTCTTCAAGGTGTTTCTAAAGACAAGTTGATTGAAATGCCGGTTGCCGAAGATATGCAGATGGGTGCCAGTATCGGCCTGTCTCTAACAGGCAAGTGCGTTATCTCGATATTCCCGCGCTTTGATTTCCTGCTATGTGCCACTAACCAGTTGGTCAATCATTGTGACAAGATAGAGCAATTTACGAACGGAGAATACAAGGCACATTTAATTATTCGCGTAGGCATTGGTTCAAAGACTCCGATGTATCCTGGCGTTCAGCATTGTGGTGATTATACTGAGATTTTCCAAAAGCTACTAAAGAATATTCCGGTTGTACGTCTTACAATGCCAAAGCAAATCCACAAGGCTTATGAATGGGCTTATCATTCGGATAAAAGTACGATGATTGTCGAGGACATTGGAAAGTATGGAATGGAGTAATAAATATAATTCGTTCAATTCCTATAAGGGATTGGCTTACTACGATAATTACAAATCCATCATCAATTGGATGCGTGGTAAAAGTGATACGTTACCTCCACCAATAGAAGTCAATCTCGATCCATATGCTGAATGTAATCTTTCGTGTTACTTCTGTATTGTTCAGCGTTATCTCAAGACTAATCGGGCGGAAGTTGGTGAAATGCGTTCGCTCCCTGGCGATTATATGCGTAGATTGGTTGATTATCTTGCTGATTGGGGAGTCCGTGGCTTATGTATCTCCGGTGGTGGTGAACCTACACTACATAAGGACTTATCCTTTATATTAGCACACGCGGCTGACAAGAAATTGGATACCGCGCTGGTTACGAATATGGTAAAGGTATCCCGTCCAATCATGGACGCTTCTATGGCTTGCCGGTGGATTGCCATGTCTATTGATGCTGGAAAACCAGAAAGCTACGCTAAAATTAAGGGTAGGGATTGTTTCTATCAGGTATTAAAGAATGTCAAACAGATGGTTAAACTGCGCAGCGAATATAACTCAAAGATAGATTTGGCTTATAAAATGGTGGTACTTCCTGAAAATGTCGATGAAATATATGATGCGTGTAAGATTGCTCAACATATTGGGGTTCAGGACTTTCATATACGTCCAGTTGATCTGGAACGTTCTGATATAGAAGGACATCGGAAATTGCAATTCAATATGGTTAAAGTCTATGAGCAATTTCAGAAATGCCACGAACTAGAGAATGATAACTTCCACGTATACACGGTAACACATAAGTTTGACGGTCAGTTTCATAACAAGCAGGACTTCAAACAATGCCTTATGACGCCTATCCTGCTTCCGATCCTTACGGATGGGAACGCCTATTTATGCGTCGATAAGAAGATGCAAGCGAAATATAAGATAGGGTCATGCTATCCCAATCCCGAACAAATAGGAGACTGGTGGGGTTCGGATGCTCACCGGAAACTCATTCGTTCCGTGTTACCATCACGCGATTGCGCTGATAACCGATGCACAGGACAATGCTACAACGAGCAAATAGAGAAGGTAGTCCTGCATGATGGGATGTGTTTAAGTTTTCCATGATTTACTGCGTTGACATAGACAATACCATTTGCCGGACGGTAGGAAGTGATTATGCGTCCAGCAAGCCTATCAAACAGCGCATAAATATCATTAACCACCTTTATCACAACGGGAATAAAATCATTATATTCACAGGCAGGGGTTCTAAATCGGGCAAGGATTGGCTGGATTTTACCGTCAAGCAATTAAGGGAATGGGGAGTGCTTTATCACGAGTTACAGATGGGGAAACCATCGTGCGATGTGATATTCGATGATAAGGCAAAGAATATAGATGATTATTAGCCGGACGCCTTTACGGATTTCTTTCCTTGGTGGTGGAACTGATTATCCCCAATGGTTTAATGAGCATGACGGGGCCGTTCTTGGGACTTCTATCGACAAGTATTGTTATGTGATGCTCCACGATGGGCATTCCTGGCATACTTTTGACTTGCCAAATAAATCAGGTCTTGGTTCATCATCGGCCTATACGGTCGGACTCCTGCGCGTATGCACGGAATTAGATAAGGTCACAATCGCCAAACTTGCTACCACCTGGGAGTTCGATAAGATGGGTGGTAATGTTGGTTATCAGGACCAGTATCTTTGCTCAGTAGGCGGGTTCCATCATCTGCGATTTTCCGCTCATGGTATTCGTGATAAGGTGATTCCAGAATTGGTTTCCGATCTTGCGGATTGGCTGATGCTATTTGACACTCACCAATATAGGCGGGCGGGTGATGTGGTGGCTCACCAGTTGGCCGAAATGGATAAGCATGAAGATTTACTCACACGTATGAGTGAGCAAGTCGAAGATGGTATCACGGCATTGGCAACTGGCGACTATCCCGCATTTGGTGAATTACTAGACGAAGCATGGTCACTTAAAAAGCAGTTGTCGCCGTATGTTTCCACTACTGAAGTCGATGCCATTTATCAGGCGGCGATAAATGCCGGTGCGATTGGTGGTAAGTTACTAGGGGCGGGTGGCGGTGGTTTTATTGTATTCTGCGTCAAACCGGATAATCAAAAAGCCGTTAGGTCTGCATTGTCCGATCTTAATCATGTGCCTTTCCGTTTTGAGAATGAAGGCACGAAGGTGTTATACCGTGATTAATAAATTGGCCGAAGTAATTGAACATCGGTTGATTAATGGAGGTAAGGTTATCATTTGTGGCAATGGTGGTTTAGCCGCTGATAGTGAGCATTTTGCGGCTGAAATGATGGGAAAATACGCCTTCCCTATTTATTTACCTTGTATCTCGCTTACAAGCAACACTTCCCTGATTACCGCTCTGGCTAATGATTTCAGTTTTGAAGAGGTATTTAGTAGGCAGATTGTTACGATAGGCAAGTCGTGGGATTTACTTATAGCCATGACCACTAGCAAGTCACCAAATATCCTTAATGCGCTCATTGCGGCAATGGATATGGGAATGGATACTGTTTGCCTTTGTGGTCCAACGTGTAGGATATTGGCAAAACATACATATCAGTTTGATGGTGTAGATAGCGGTGAAATCCAGAACCATATTATCGAGTTTCTTCATAAGGTAGCGTATGAAGTCAAATCACGTATTTATCAATCCAAACAATCGTAATCCCGCACCATTCTCGGCGGTAGAACCTCCGCTATGGTTAGGATTACTGGCCGGACAATCGCGTAACTTAGGGGAAGATGTCGCTATTCTTGATGCTGAAGCGGATGACCTTACGTTGGAAGATACGGCTAAAAAGGCGTTGGCTGGTAACGGGCGCGTGACTATCGTGGTTATGGGAAATAACCCATCCGTATCCTCTACGCCTAAAATGCCAGTTACGGAAAGATTACTAAAACTAATACCGGATGCGGACGTTGCAGGTATCCATCCCGAAGCAACCGGTCATAACCGTTTGGCGATGGATAGGACATTATATGGTACTCCTTCCGTACCTTGGAAACTGCTGGATTTAAGCAAATACAAGGCGCATAACTGGCATTGTTTGGGTGACATTGATAACCGTTCGCCTTATGGAGTTCTTTATACCTCTCTTAACTGTCCGTTCGATTGCCACTACTGCAATGTCCATACTCTTTATCCAGACCATAAAGTTCGATATCGACCAATGGAGAATATACAATCTGAACTGGCCTATTTTGCCAACCACGGTGTTAAGAACATCAAGATATGGGATGAACTATTTTGCTTTAACGAGAAGCGAGTCGAGGATATTTGCGATTTCATTATCGCCCAGGGATTCCAATTCAACTTTTGGGCGTATGCTCGCGCAGACGTAATTACTACTCGCATGGTTTCAAAGATGAAAAAGGCCGGGATAAACTGGTTAGCATATGGTTTTGAATCAGCTGATTACAACGTGCGTAATGCTTCCCATAAGAAGATAGCTGACGACAAGTTTGGCACGGCAATCAAGATAAGTAGGGACGCTAATATCAATATCATGGGAAACTTCATGTTCGGGCTTCCCGGTGAAACTGATGGCAGTATGCGGAAGTCTCTTGAATATGCTATCAAGCAGAACTTTGAGTATGTGAATTTCTATGTGGCGTTGCCTTATCCTGGTTCACAATGGTATGCGGAATTAGAGAACAAACCGCAGGATTGGGCTAACTTCAACCAGTACGGGCATAGTCTCAATGCTGAACCAGAAGTTGTCCAGTTCAGGGATTATGCTTTTATGGAATACTTCAACCGGAATGACTATCTTGATATGATAAAAGCAAGATTTGACATAAAGGCTTATAATCATATTAAAGCCATGTTAAAGTGGCAAATAAGGAAAGGGGGCGAATAATGGGAAAGGACGGCGTAGCCAACCAGAGTGACGCGACACTCACTTCTGGCAAGGCGCAAACTCCACAGACCATTAGCGTCGAGGAACACGAGAAAGCGTTGCGGGATGCCAAGTCTGCGGCTTTGGCCGATGTTGGACGCCTTCGGGCTGAAAGCGAGAAGGCCATAAAAGCGGCAACGGCGGCAAATGAACGGCTGAACGCGCTGATGAAAGAGCGCGAAGAGGCTGAACTCGCAACGGTGCGTGATGACCCGGAAAAGCTGACGGCTTTCCAGACACGTCAACGCGCTCGTCAACTCGAATCCGACCTCGCCACAAGGGACACCGAACTGAACGATTTGAAGGCAAGACTGGCTGTATTCGAGAGTAAAGAGGCCGAAAGCCTTAAACTCACGAAGGCACAGGAAATCGCCGGGAAGTTGAACGTCGATCCTGTCCGGCTAACTAACCTTGCCAAGTTCACGAACGGTTCACCGGAAGCGATAGAGGAAATCGCAAAAGCCCTTCCCCGCGCAGATGGCAAAGTTGGTGGCGATGGCAAGTCCTTCAAAGCCGATTCAAATGCCAGTATCGGCGGGGGTGCATCATGGGAGGCAGTTCGGGCCGCGTTCATCAAAGACCCGACCAATCCGACCGTGAAAGCGCAATACCTGGAAATGAAAAGGCAAAGAACTTAAACGAAATTAAGGAGGATTTAAGTGGCCGTTACTACTGATTCTGTAATGGCCGATACAGTCCCCACAATCCTTGAGAACGCGCGTTTCACCGAGCAGTTCGAGGCAATTATGAGCGGTTTGGTGTGGCGCATCCGCAAGGAACTCCACGACGGCAAGAATGTGAACGTGCCGTATTTTGGGACTGTCACGGCCCGCGCCCTTACCGAAGGCGTCGATATGACGACCTCCGAAACCATGAGCGATACCCTTGTTACTGTTACCCCGGCGGAAGTCGGGTGCAAAATCATCGTTACCGACAAACTGGTGCGTGACGATAAAGAGGATATTAAGGCCGCTGCTGGCCGTATCCTCGGTGACGCGATGGAACTCAAGCGCGACCAGGATTTGCTGGCCCTGCTTGCGTCCGGCACGAACTCCCTCGGCTCTGGCGGCACTATGACGCTCGGACAGGTTGCTGCCGCCCGCGCCATCCTGAAGGGCAATCCGGTTTCATCCGGTGGCCCTGCCCCTGGCCGTTTGGCGATGGTCCATCATCCCTATACCATGCTGGACCTCGTTGACGTTTTCACTCCTCTTGTCCCTGCCGCCGGCACTACGCAGAGCGCGGCTGGTGCGCTTGCCGATGATGTTATCCGCAATTACTCCGTTGGGCGTCTATTCGGGATGCCCTGCATCGAGGATGGCAACATCGACATCACCACCACCGCCGGGACTGCGAAAGGCGGCGTGTTCTCGGTTGGCGAAGGCGGCTCAATCATTCTCGCCACCGCGAACGAGTGGTCGGTCGAACCGGAGAGGGATGCCTCTCTGCGGGCCACGGAACTGAACGTCGTTGGGGAATATGGCGTAGGCCAGTATTTAGCTGGTTGGACGGTTACCCTTAACCACGACGCCACGACTCCTGCGTAGGGGAAAGGAGAAATAAGATGGCTTTCCCTGCTGTTCATTACGGAAACTTTGGTGATGAAAAGGTCACATCATCTTCTAAAATCGGTGGCCTTCCCCTGGGGACCAAGATGGTTCTCCCCGATGGGCGCGAATTCCGGCACGCATATTGTTCCGGAACGGCAATCGCAGTCGGAAAGGTTTACCAGACTCAGGTACAGATTGCCGATGCTCAGTATGCGGCTGGTTCCGTAACTGTGGCTGTTGCGGCGGCTAATACTACCACGGTAGGTATTAAAACTGGTGGTACTACCGCCATTACTACTGACCAGTTTGCCGATGGTCATTTGATCGTTTCCGGTTCTGCCGGTGGTGGTATTGGATGGTCTTACAAGATCAAGTCCAATAACTCTGCGGCGGCTGGTTCCACCACTTGTACCTTGACTCTCTACGAAACCGACCCGATCAAGGTTGCCATCGCTGGAGGTACGGCGGAGGTTGGTGTTCGTGAGAATCCTTGGCGCGGTGTCATTTTGACTACCGCCGACACCGTAATCGCCGGACGCTTCGGTGTTTCCTGCTCAAGTGCTGCGGCTTCTTCCTACGTCTGGTTGCAGACCAAAGGACCGGCGGCTTGCTACGTAGCTGGCACGGCTGTCGTTTCCGGTGAAGTGGTTGTCGCTTCTACCGGCGTGGCGGGCGCGGTCGCAAAGATTGTCGCTTCCACGGCTGGTCCCACCTCCGCGAAGGCCATGCTCAATCCGATTGGGCAGGTGTTTCTCGCCTCCATCGCAAACGGCTACGCGATGGTTGACCTCTGGCTCGACTAGGCAGAATGAAAGAGGGGGGCCTTGCGGCCCCCCTCTTCTCTTAATGGAGGGGGAATTGACTCAACCAAAGGACTACAAACTCGACGTTCTAGTAATCGCGCACAACAAGATAGAAAAGACAATCGAATGTATCAATACCCTCTATCGTCATACGCGGTTGCCGTTCCATCTTATCGTAGTGGATGATTCGACTGACTTGACACCCCTCTATATGAACCAATTTGCCAAAGACCATGACAACGTGACCTATATCCAATCGCGTGTGCCTTACAAGACCGGCAATCAGATATTCAACAAGGGATTGGCATACTGCAAGACGCCATACATGGCTACGGTTATGAATAGCGTTACCGTAGAACCGGATTGGGAAATGGGCGCGTGTCAAATCATGGATGCTGACCCAAAGGTGGGCGTGGTGGCCCTTAAATGCTTATTTCCGAATGGCCTTATCGAGTCGGCGGGTATCAAGATGTATAAATGGTTGCCGACCGACATAGGCCGTGATTCTCCCGGCCATCGGTTTAGCCTGACCTACGAGGTTGACGCCGTTCAATGGGCGTTTGCTATCGTGCGCGTGGAAGCGTGTAAAGGCGTTTTGGAAGAGAACCATTTTCACGGTTTCCGCGGATGGGATGATATTGATAACTGTCTGGTGCTAAAAAAGAACGGGTGGAAGTGTTGGTATTGCGGGGCAGGGGCAGGGTATCATCTTCCCAGGGCGACAAGGGGCGACGATTCCGAGCTGGCGGCAAAGGAAAACAGGGAAAACGCGCATATCTTTTTCAAGCGTTGGGGCTTTTGGGATGATTTCATCAAGGAGCATCCGGACGGGATGGGCGTTCACGAACCGCCAAAGGAAGTCCGCGCAAAGTGATAACACTCCTTATCGTTCCCACTCATCAATATAGGACAAAACAACCTTCCCTGCTATCAATCTCTGATTTCCCTGCCGGATTCGCCTATATCGCGGCTTCACTCAAGGCCAACGGGCATGATGTAATCGGCCTCAATCCTAACAACCATCCCGAATATAAAGAACCTTACTATATGCTGGCTAACCTGATTGGTGAAACGCTGGCAAAGCATAAGCCGGGGCTAATCGGTTTGGGCGGCATTTGCGTTGACTACGCCTTTATCAAGGATGCCATAGACCTTTGCCGTAAGTTCGCGCCTGGTGTGCCGATTGTATTGGGTGGCGGGATTATATCGAATGATCGGGAAGATGTATTCCGAATACTTCAACCAGACTTCGGCCTGATTGGGGAAGCGGAAGAGACAATCGTGCGCCTGTGTAATGCTTTGGAAGGGCGCGACAAGATAGAGGACATTCCTAATCTATCATACTGGCGTGACAAGAATCCGGTCCATAATCCGGTCAATCACGAATACGGCGAACTGGATGCGCGGCCATTTCCTGACTATGAGGCGTTTGGCGGTCTTGAAATGGTCGATAGGTATTCTATGGCTACGCGAGTGCTCTACCGCTACACGCGCACACACCCCCGACCATTCACCATTGTTACGGCACGTTCCTGCCCGTTCTCATGCACGTTCTGTGTCCATCGCGGCGGTCCTAAATACCGTGCGCGTTCGATTGAGAACATCATGGAAGAGATACGGGTTAATTGGGAGAAGTATCGGTTTAACATCCTTATTATCCTTGACGAACTGTTTGCGGTGAACAAGGCAAGGATGCGCGAGTTCTGCGAGGCGTTACTCGAAGGAAAGAGGCGATACGGATGGGACTTCGATTGGATGATGCAGACCCATGCAAGTGCAGCTTTAGACTACGATACGCTCAAATTGGCGAAAGAGGCTGGCCTGACCTTTTTCAGTTATGGTTTGGAGAGTGCAAGCCCGACCGTCCTGAAGTCGATGAACAAGAGGATGAGGCCGACACAGATAATCGAAGCATTGAAATTAGCTGAGGAGGTTGGGATTGGCTTCGGTGGCAACCTTATCTTTGGTGATCCTGCGGAAACCGAGCAAACAATCCACGAATCGCTGAACTTCTATTGGGATTACTGCCGGGGGGCGATGGTTTTCCTTGCTGACCTGCGGCCTTATCCTGGCAATAAACTCTTTGACTTCTGCGTGGAATATGGGTTGATACCGGACAAAAAGGAGTATTACGAAACGATAGACAGCCATCCGTTTAACATGACAAGGATACCGAATAATCGGTGGGTTCAATGGTTGACGTATTTTAATATAACGGAAGGTGCTTGGTTTGGGTTTAAGCAAACGATGGCATTATCCGTTGAACTCGATAATGAACTGCCTGACGAAGTGGCGCGTATTCTAGGGAGGCAGATGTATCGCGTCAAGGCAATCTGCCCGCATTGTGGCGAAATGATTGAATACCGGGAAATGCTTGTGCCGGGGGTGATGCCGGAATATCTTGGGACGGGATGCCCTAAATGCGGGTATCGGATAAGGGTGGGGCTGAAAGTTGGGGAATATGCTGATACAATGGAAGTTAAGGAGTTGGTGAAAGCATGACGCCGACAGCATTAAGTGAACAGCAAAAACAGGTTATCGAGCAAGTAGGCTACGGGCTGACCGGAAGCATCGGCGGGATACAGCGCAAGACGTATTACACGCCTGACGGACGGGTGGTGAGGCTCATTCCAAATATCCGTGAATACGTCAAGAAGGATGGCGCCGGCAAGGTGATTGAAACCGGGACAAGGGATGCCAATTATGACTTCGGCTACCTTGAGCAACCGCCGCAGGTCAAAAAACCGTTTTGCCCGACTTGCGATAAGTGGCACGATACTCCAGCGCAAGTGGTAGAATGTAAGAGAGCGCGAGAACGCTTGATACGAAAGTCAGAATCTAAGGAACGTAAACAAGTGAAATTTGAAGGCGACGATAGGTTATCCAGCCTTGAAAAGCGACTTGATATGCTTACAAGCGTATTGGAGCGATTAGCAGGAGGGCAAGTTGGGAAAGTTCTTCAACCAAATGGTCAAGGACCAGGCGGGAAAGCTGCCGGGAAATCTGGAAGTTCACCGGAGAGCGTTCAATGAGCGAAATAGCGATAGCAAGGGAGAACCGGAAGGGACTGTTCATCCCGTTGGGTGGGACGAGGCAAAGCCCGAATCTGCTGTTCCCGTTGGACGGGATAGAGAAGTCGGAGTTGGATCAACTGATAAGAGCAATCCTCGCAAAGATGGGCGTAACCGAAGAGTCAGAAATAAGCGCAATTATCGCAAGAGTGGAAGCCGATCACGAAGTAAGGATCAGGATATACGAGGCGCGAAAGGAAATGCGCCGTCTGATGGCGTTACGCCGTCAGGGGATAAAGCTGATGCAAAACGGTTACAGGAAATGGCAACCGGTATCTTATAGGCCGTTATAACGGCAAAGGGGGAAAAACATGGCTGGTAATGAACCTTTTGGAAGCGGTCGGAAAACGGTGGCGGCGAGTGCTACCGTAGAACGGTTTTCTTCCACGCACGTTCCTTGCTCATGGCTCACGGTAACGGCTGAAACCGACAATACGGGGCTAATCATCCTTGGGTCATCGGCCATCGTTCCTACTCTTGCATCACGTATAGGAACCCCGTTAGCCGCGTCTGAAAGTGTGACCTGGCCGATTAAGGATTTGTACGACCTTTATATCGGGACTACGGTCAATGGGGATGGATGTACCTATACTTACATGACGGAGTAAACCATGAAGTATTTTCGTTTTTATATACCCACCAATGCGGACGGCAGTCGTATAACCTACTCCCCCGGCTGGTTTGGCACGACCACCCGTTGTCCTGATGATGTGGTGGTGGACTTGTACAACGACGTTGACGGCTATGGGATAGCCCATACCGATAAATATCTTCCTGACGTGTGTGCGCCACTCACAGAGGACGAGGCTAAATCTCTCTTAGACAAGCAAGAAGTCAAAGAAGGTATTTACGTTGGCGACAAGGTTTATGAGCGTACGGCATGGCTTCCAGATGCTGAAATCAAGAATGAGGAAGCCAAAAATGAGGGTTTGGGAGAGGTTACCCCCAAGAAAGCTTATTTCTGCCCCATCTGCCACAAGTTCATCATGTATCTGCCTGAGAATATCAACGCGGCCAAGGTCATAGCAGTATGCCCTTCCGGCCATAAAGTGACGGTGTAAAAATGGCCGACAGGTATTGCGTAGTAGGCCAAGCCTTTATTACCAACGGGGCTGTGATTACTTGTGCTGAAGCTGGTCGAGTAGCGGCGGCAGGTAATACAACCTTAAACCTCACTGACGCTGGCGGCGGTGGCACATTCACCATCACTCTGGCGAGTGGCGCTACTGGTACGATTACCTCCGGCACTTCCACTATCACCGACTCGCCAAAGGCACTCGCAGCAGGGGCAAATACCATTACCGCATCTGGCACAGGCACAGCCACTCTCAACCTTACCCTTGGGACGGGCGGCAACTGGTCGTCTGTCAACTCATGGAGTGCAGCCACAGGTGGCGTATCTGGAGCAAGTGTTCCGACATCCTCTGACAACACCATCTTCAACGCCAACAGCTTCACCGCCGCCTCACAGATATTAACCGTAGATGCCGCGGCCTCCTGCCTTGCTATGGACTGGACGGGGGCGACGAATACGCCAACGTTCTATTTTAATGGGTTCAGTCTTACAGCTTCCGGAAGCTGCACATTCATTGATGCCATGAGTATTACTAATTCAGGCAACTACGCTATAAATTTTAATGCCGCTGGTGCAATAACTGCCACCTTCCCGTCAGGGTCTATTGCCTTGCGTGTGGCACAGTTAGGGGTAGGGTCATTAACCTTTGCATCTGCGTTAACTACAACGTTAAATACCCAACATAATCTAGGGACTATAGATACTGGTAATTTCAATGTATCATGTGGCTCTTGGTCTTATGCAGGAACAGCGGGTGATGCACGAACGGTCACGCTTGGGACTTCTACCATAACTACTACTGCGTCTGCTGGGTGGAGTTATTCCGGCGCTACCAATACCACCATAACCGCTAATACGTCCACTATTACGGTCACGGGCACGGGAGTTTTTGCTGGGGGTACTCCTGCGTCTGGAGCCTACAATAACATCAACCTCAACGGCACCGCTCATACCATATCGGGTACTTTTACTTGCGCTACTTTGGCCTTACCAGCAGCAACCGATCAAACAATTACTCTTACGGCGGGTATCAGAGTAACATGTACTACCGCCACTTTAAGCGGAGATGCTTCCCATACTCATATTATTCAATCAGGCACAGCAGGGTCTCTGGCCAGTATATGGGCTACAAATAAAACAGACAGTTATGTCACCTATATCGACATACTCCGAAATTACAACGGTGTGATAGTATCAGACTGTTCAGGGGTTACTGGTGGCACGTTCGCTGGTGCTGATGGTTCTTTTACCAGTCTTACTATTCAGGGTTCTGGTAATTATCCATTAACCATTACAGGAAGTAATACATTCACAACTATTTACATTGATGCTTCAAGTGTAGCCAAGACGATAAAGTTTACGGATGGTACAACTACCACTTACTCAACATTATCGAGGGATGCAGGAACTAATTATATTACCTTGACAGGAACCGGAACTGCCGGGTGGAATATAGTGAAGGTATAAAAGATGAGTGTTACATTATTGGATTATGCCTATATTACTTATTCCAATGCCTCGCCGGACAACCAGCACTTCATGGGGCCGCATAGTGATGGATTAGGCTCCGATCATCTGGATTATATGGACATTCAATATTCAACAGCAACGGGAACACCGAAAGTAGGTGTTCATAGTTATGATCGTGGAGGTAATACTGGCTGGAAGTTTCTAACCAGTAATATTGGCGATACTAATACAGGTTGGCGTTATCAGAAAACATTCACATCATTACCTGGTAGTATGTTTGCCTTCCCTTTTAAGAAGTCACGATTCGATTATAACCTCATGAGGATAAGGAAAGGTGGAAGATGACAATCTCATTATGCCAGATGTCTCAGCAAGGGGAACTGTGTATCGGTAAATCTTGCCCGATGCTTCCTAATTGTATCGCCAACCCCTGTGAGGACTGTGTGGTACCGATGGAGCAATCCATCCAATATGGTGAAGTGACCTGCCATTTCAACTGTAAGAGCAGGAAAGAGTGGTTAAATGCCAAAGGAACTGGAGCGCAAGCTAAAAGCGGAAGCTAAAAAGAAGTTCCCCGGCAACAAGGAACGGCAAGATCGTTATGTTTACGGGACACTTCGTGATACGGGTTGGCCGCCCAAGAAAAAGAGGTAAGCCATGAGCCGGACATACGCAAGCATGACGACCTTAATCGTCACGAAGCTCCAGAGTAGTGGAACGGCAGACTATTCTGTATCAGAGGTAGATTACCAACTGGAAGAGACGCTAAAGGAGTTCAGTTTATATTCCCCGCATATCGTCCCGATGGTTTTCAGGATTGAATCACGCACCGGCTATGATGTAACAGGCACGGCCAGCAAACTCACCGATGCGGTCAAGGGGCAGTTCCTTGCCGCTGATGTAGGCAAGGTGGTACATAACATCACCGACAACACATGGGCGGTCGTTACAGCCTATGACAGCACAACGGTATTGTCCATTTCCGCCGACATCATGGATGCCAACGAGGAATACCGGATATACAACAAGGAGTGCTGGAACAAGAAGCAAATTTATCTTGGTGACGTGCCTGAGAACTACCAGATTGACTCGGTGGAATACACGATTGGCAACCGGCGTAATTTCAAACGTCTGGACAAAGTGCTTGAAATTGATGTCGATTGGGTGGATGATTCAGACTCTACCCTTGATAACCTTGGCAACATCGATGTTCTTGTAAGGTTCCAGAAGCCACACGTCCTTTGTCAGTTGACCGATACAGTGGGTAGTCTTGCGGCGACAGCGGCGATAGCGGCCACGGCCATAAGCGGATCATCATTACAGGCGGCTGGTACAATCGAGGTAGGGGAAGAGTTCACCGTCACCGGCCATAAGAGCGTGTACGTAGTGGCCAGTGGAACAACCATTGCCAGCAATACGGCGGCATGGGGTATTTACCCGCCCTTGGAAGCCGCCCTTGGGGTAGCCAGCACAGCCATAATCATTAACTTCAGGGCGACAAGTCTGACGCCGGAGTTAGAGGACATCTTCGCTGATATGTGCGCTGGTCAACTGGCCATCAACAAAGCACCGAAGTATATCAATACGGTGGTATTGGGTGCGCCTAATGCATGGCAGAATTACGCTGAATGGGGTGAACGTAAATATGCCAATGCGCTCGCGAAGTTAAGGCGTAACACTCCTCCGAAAACCAATAAGCGGTATCCTACGGACTAGCCGATGCGCGAGTTATCCTATACTCTACTGGCCGCACAAAAGGATAGCCGTTTTGTTCCTGATGTTAATGCCGTACTGACTTCCGGCACGGCGACCGTGACCTATGATAAGACTAAGATATGGAGCGTCAAACAGGACGAGCAACCTTATTCCCACAAGACGGTTATCGTATTAGATAACGCTAACCAGGCTTTGACCGGGATAGATTACAAGGGTTATAAATGTGATCTAAAGTGGGGATTAAAGACTGCATCCACGATTGAGTATTCCCAATGTTCCCCCCAATGGATTATTGACCAGAAGTTCGTATCCTCTGAAGGTGCGCTAACCTGTGAATTGACGGCGGTTGGTTGGCAGGAATTGTTGGCAGAAGATCGGGCAAGTGATATTTATGCTCCAGCTTCCAGCGATACGAAGACTGTAAAGACGCTTATAGGCGAAATCATGGGTGGAACAATGGCCTGTTTCAACCATTGCGCGGCCATTACGGTTGATTGGGATTCTGAAGATAGCCTAATTGACACCTATACGCCTAAAGACACTTTCCGTGTTTATCTCAATAGTTCGCGGTTAGCTTCCGTAAGACGGTTGCTCGATTACACCGGATGCGCCCTGCGGTTTGAAAATGACGGCCATTGTCATATCTTTGTGCCACAAACTAGCGCGGCGACCTATGATTTACCAACAAGCAATTCGTCAACGGGTGGATGGGCTAATAATGCCAATGCGTATGATGATAACGAATTATCATATGCGACTTGTATGGCTTTACTGGGTGGTGCCGGAGCCTTAACACTAACGATGGCAGCGCATAAAATCAGGAACCATATAAAGTTTAAGATCGGGATTACCGATGATAGTCCATCAGATTTAACCACCGCCATCATAGAAGGATACGACACGGTGTCGGCGGCGTGGTTTACTATATGGACCCACACAGGTTATATGGCATACCAATGGGTGGAAGTGGATTTTGACGACCGCGTGGTATCTCAACTTAAAATAACCGCCGATGGAACAATGATTTCAAATGGGGCGGTAGATTTATTTGAAATCCAACTGACCCCTACTCACCAATACGAATACTCTCTGACCTCCGGCGACCATACCTTCTTCAGCAAGGCATACCGTGAAAAGTTAGTTATCCCGAACTACGTCAAGGTTCAAACACCGACTGGCGCGGGAACGGTTTATACTGCCAGCACCACGGACGCGGCCTCTTACGCCCTTCTGCCAAAGCATCAATACGAGGCTTGCGCTCTGGCAAATACGGCTCAAGCCCTTGCGATTGCGACTGCAATCCTTGGTAAATACCAGATGCAAGCCGAACAGGGGTCGGCGACCGTGCCTATTAACGTAGGCGCGGAGATTTATGATTACGTCAAAGTGACGGACAGCCGGGAGAATGATACTCGTTCCGGAAACATAGGCTATCTTTCGCGTACTTACAACGTCAAGAAGGCTACCTGGGAAATGACGTTCGGCTTTGGTGGTTGGTATTCCGTGCGCGGTCTTATGAATGAACTTGAAACAAGCCCAAACGGCACTTCCACCAATAGTAACTACTTTGAAAGGCTGACCGTCAAAGACCTTTACGTTACTAATGAGATAACGTTGGATGATATTGAAAATGGCTCTACTTATAGCAAGGTATTGTCCACCAATATCAGCGCGGGCGTAATCAAGCTCCTGTCAACCACGGTTGTTGATGCTGGATTCACACAGGACAAGGTTGGTGACGGTTCTACCTATCAGAGGGTTTTGGCTACTAACCTGTCCGCTGGCAACATCATGCTTACTTCTCATATCGTAGCTTCAACGGTGGCGGGTAGCACTCAATGGTATAACAACGCGGGCGTGGTCATAGATGCCAATTACGGGATACTTTGCTACGGTTCGTCAACCGCTTTCAGAACCAGGGCGACTTCTACCGGGACCGACCAATGCTACATGACGGCAAGTGGTCAGATAGCGGCGGGAGCTGGTGCTATCCTACTTGATTCAAATGGAATATTGGTTAAACGTGATGCTACACATACAGGAACGGCATATTTAACCTTTCAGAATGTTGCAAGCACAGCGGCAGGGTCAACCTATGAAGGTTCTGCCTATATGTATGGAACTGATTTGAAATTAGCTGTTGGCATAGGTGAAAGCATCGTCTTAGCACCTTATGGCACAAGCCCTGTAAAATCGGCCTCTACTGGTACTCCTTTGGGCGACAATACGAACTATTGGGCAAAGGTATGGACGAAGGACATTGATATAAGTGGCACAACGGATTGCCATGACGTAGTTTCCGATGGATATGTGGAAGCGTCATCCGCCATCTATACGCCTTACACTTCGAATAGTCCGATAAGCATAGATACGAATTATAATACGGGCAGGGTGACGTTTATTTGGGCGCAAGTTACTGGTCCGGCGGCGGCATGGTCAACTGCCTATCAGGTGGCTGCTGGAACGGCATGGATAACGGTTAGTGGTGTTTCTGGTACGGGTAGCGAAATTCGTTATCTGTTAGGGATAGCTGGTTCCGCGTCAACATGGCGTATTCATAACGTAACAGATACCGCTACCGTTCAAAACAGTTTCTACGGTTATATGGGGGCGTGATATGGAAATAGATAAGGCGCAAGCAAGGAAACTCTTAAAACGGCAAAGGCAAAGCCGTGATGTTCTTAATGAAGAAGATACCGCTATACGCATAGGATGGTTGAATGGGATACCTGGATTGCGTGATGCGGCGCGTGATGATTCACTCGATTACTGGATTGATAATGTTTCGCTGAAGGATATTGCTATCCCCGGCGTGATACGGCCAACAGATGCTATCAGACGGTTAGGCGAAATCGGAGCGAAAGCAAAGATAATCGATTTCTACCAAGCCTATCAACCATTCAGGGATAACTATGTTTCCTCTATGGGTGCGAATCTCCGCAAGACATGGTCGCGTTGGGCGGTTGGCATGGTTGATGCCGATCTGGTCAATCCAGACGAAGTTGACTAAACGATGGTAATCCTCTTTGCGTTCACTTATGACACGGATACGAAGCAGGTTATTCTCTCCGGCAACGTCAATCTTGAACAGGCTACCGTTATTTTACAGAATGTATTAAAATCTAAGATGGATAATGCCGATAAGCATCCGGCTGAAATTGTGATAGAGGCCGGAGAAAAGGCGGGCTAATTGGACACCGACATCCTGGCTTACTTCGCCCAACAATTCGATACTATCAAGTGGATTGTCGGTGTAATCTTTTCCCTCATCCTCATTATTGATGGTGTTAAAGTCTGGCGTGATTTCAAGCAAGAGGAGCGTATCACTACTAACATATTAGAGAAGTTCCATACTAATTGGGGCAAGGTTCTAGATAACTATCTGGCCGAACAAGACACGCGGCACTCGCGCCAGCTCAATGAATGGGGCGAAACTCTAGTCAACGTAAAGAACGGTTTATGCGAACGCATGATGACAAACGAGAAGGTGTTGCTCGATGTTGCGAAGATTGCTAAAGCGAATGGCGAACAAATAAACGAGTTGTCCGAGACTTTGGCGCGACATATCGAGGAAGGGGTGACAGGATGCGGATCACGATAGGACAGGCTAAACCGGGTGACATTCTGATATTCAAGGGGGAAGGCCAACCGTTCGGTATTCTCTCAAAGTGCCTCAAGTTCTTTGAACCGACCTGGGACGGTTGGGGATGGCACATGGCTACCCTGACGCAGTTACGCCTGGATGATGGCAAGTGGGAGTATATCGAGGCAACCGACCACGGCCTTGATTTGAATTACGGATACCTGAATGGCGATAATGTGCGGGTTTATCGCTGGTTCAATTCCCCGCCCATGCCTGACGCTATCAAGGTATGGGTCAAAAACCACCTCGGCCTACCCTATGATGTGGCGATTTACTTCTGGACCGCAGCCAGCTACATCGCCCGTCACTTTTGGAATAAGCCTGTTCCCTATTTGCTGGACAACCGCTATTCATGTTGGGAGGCGGTGTTCAAGTTCTGTAAGGACATGGGGAAACCGATACCGAGCAAGCACGATTGCCCAACGCTAATCGATTTCTTAAAGACACAGGGGGAAGCATGAAAGACGAGTATTTTAAGTGGGCTTACACGTTCTTTCTGGCGGTGGTGACGCTCTGTTGGGGGATATTCTGTATCGAGAGCGTCAAATGGGCGGTAGAAACGAAAGCCGCGATTGATATAATCGCGGCCTCCGGGGTCAATGTGGTGTTGGGTATCCTTCTCGCCATGTGGAAGGACGTTAATCAGTTCTGGTTCCGCAAGGCGAAGGATACGGCCAGCAAGTCAAGCATTACTACCGGCGTTTCCTGAGTCCGGCCAACTAATCCCTCCCGCCCACGGTCCACCAGGCATATCGCTTCCGCTATTCCATCCCGGCCAGACAGGGGGATAACAAGCCGGTCGGGTATCCTCCGGTTCCCCGATTTCAATTATGATAGGTGTTGGTTCGGGGATTGGTGTGATGTTGATAGGTTCTCCTGATAAGGCCATGATAAGCAATAAGGTCGCAATATCCATCTTAAATCCTTTCCTCTATCGTATTTATTTCGACTTCTATCCGTGGTGGATCACCGAATAACTTTTGCGCTGACAAACTTACTATCTGCGAATCATCCTCCCATGCGTATTTATTCAAGCCGTCCATGACCGTCTTGACGTAGTTATCGAGGTCCGGACGAGATACAGCATACTCGCGCTTCTTTGGCAGGGAAACAGGTCTAGGACGGAATACCACCACGCGCAAGATAATTGGGATTCCCTTGGCTATTTTCTTACCACCAGCATCAAGAAAAGCATTACGGATAATCTGCTCGGCATTGGCGGTTTTCTTTGGCGTGTAGGCGTGTGCGTGACCGGCAATTACCGTCAACCTGGCGCGGGCTTTGGCAACCGGGATTAGATAAGCGGTGAAGTTCATGCGTCCGCCCCCGTGGGCGGGTAGCGCACGAACTCATTGACCTGTGCTTCAAATACCTCCGGCTTGTTTGTCATCTATACCCCCCTCTCATACTGTGCTATGGCGTTCAACCATTGGTCTGCCATCGCGTCTGCTATTCCCTGAAATGTTCTTGAGCGATTGCGCCATCGTTCAGGTGACGGCGGTTCGCGCCACACGTTATGCTCCATTGGCAAAACTAATTTGGTAGGCTGTAACTTCGGTAATCCCTTCAGCCATAAGCAGGTTGCCTTCGTTTCCGGGTGTCCGAATTGCCACGGCTGAATAATCTGGTCGGGTTTGCGAATCTTGGAGGAAATGATGCTCACAGGATTTTCAAGGCCGATACAGTCACACGGCCACGCCAGCAACCGGCTCACAAACTCCAACGCTTCTGCCTGTTCCTTGACCTTATCTTTGAACCAGCGCGCTCCTGATACTGCCAAGTGTGTGCATGGAGGATGGGCAATAAACAGGTCGCATGGCTCGTTTATCAGGTCGAAGATGTCACCCTGATAATGCGGCCCCGGACGCTCGGACGGTAGCAAATCGCACGACATGGCATCGGCTCCCCGTTTAATCATGGCATCGCGCACAATACCGCTGAACTCACAGGCGATAATGACGCGGGGTTTCCTGTCACCCCCCTGATAGATAGGGGTCACGCTGTCACCATCGGTAGCGTAACCGCCCGTATGCGCTTAATAGCCAACTGGCAGTATTGCTCTGATAGTTCAATACCGATGGACTTGCGGCCTAATCTCTTGGCTACCGCTAATGTCGTGCCACTACCGGCAAAGGGTTCTAGGACAACGCCATCTTGAGGACAGCTCGCCAGGATACAGCGTTCGGGTATCTTTTCAGGAAAGGTAGCAAAGTGGGCTTCCTTGTATGGCTGTGTCGTTATCTCCCATACGTTGCGAAGGTTGCGAGTTGGTGAAGGTTCGGACGCGTCCCATCGTTGATTAAATCCCGCATAGGTTCTGTTTTCGTGGTTGGCCTGTTTGCCTGTTAAGCCGTTGGCCAATCCTTCAACCTTGTATTTACCATTTGTTCTGTCACGTTCTCCCCAATCAAAAGCGGGTTCAGATACCGCCTCCCCGTCATACCAATACGTCTTGCTCGTGGTAAGCATGATGATATTCTCATAGGCGTCTGTGGGCCTGTCTGTTACGCTCTCCGGCATGGGATTTGGCTTTGACCACACAATCATTGAGCGCACCCACCATCCGCTGTCCTGCGCGGCCAAGGCTACACGCGAAGGGATTAGACAGAGGTCTTTGGGTTTGAGGTTTGTAGTGCGGTTGCCTGTCCAGGCAACCGCAGACGCTTTGTATTTGTTATCTGCTGATTCAAAACCACCGCCGTAACTGTCTCCCACATTCCACCAACAAACCCCGTCCTTGCGTAACACCCTGCGGATAGCCTGTAAGATGGTCACGGTATGCTGGACATAAAGGGCGATGGTTGGCTCTAGGCCGTAGGCACATTTGACGCCGTTATTCCAATCCTGAACCTGCTCACCCTGGTATTTCCTTAAACCCCAATAAGGCGGGGAAGTCACCACGCAGTTAACGCTTTCCTCTGGCAGTTGCGCCAGGACATCAATCACATGGCCTTGATAGAGTGTTGCCATTGGATCCTGATAGATAGGGGTTAGCATGGGGGTTGCTCCGCCTTAAACCGATTAGTGTCTAAAAACTCGTAGTGT